TAGTTCTCCTCGTAAATGTCGAGTGCCTCACCCTCGTCGGTGTGCCCCCTCAGCATGTCGTCGGAGACGAACGACGGTTCGACGTACTGGGTCAGGCGCTGGGCGAGCAGCTCATACAGGTGGGTCCGGCTCTTGTCGTTGTCGGCAGGTTTCAGGCGCCCAGGCGTGACGACGAGCTTCATCTGGCTCGCGGTAAGCAGACCGCATCGAGCCTGCAGCCACTCGGGCGAACCTTGAATCAGCTCTTTGTAGACGGTCAGTGTCATGGTGTGTCCTTTTTTGCGATGGTCGTGAGAGCGGTCGCGATTGCTTCCAAGGCCTTGACGCGGCGGGCCTGCAGCGTCTCGGTCTCGTTCGTCGTCGTCGTCGACGAGCGAGCGGGGAAGAGATAGTTTCGCGTCTGTGCGACGGCTTGGGCGGCGACGGCGTCGGTCACGTTGCAGAGGTCATCGACGAGGTCGTGGGCCAGCTGCTCGAACTCTAGGCGGTCCAGGGTGGTCCCGCGAACGAGTGCGGCATGTGCGCCGGTACGGTTCAGGCTGCTCATACGTCGTCACCGTCGACGGCGGCGTAGTTGATAAACGCCGTCCGGTTCCCCTCGGGTTTGGTTCTTCGCCACGCGCGCAGCTCGTCGACGTTGACGTGAAACAGAAATCCCGCTGGCATCGGCGGGCATGGAATCTTGTCGTGTGGCGCTCCCGAGCAGCACCATCGGCGGAGGGTGGCGCGGTCGACGCCAAGCAGCGTCGCGGCAATCGCTAGCGTCGTCGCTCGTTTTGGTTTTTTTTTGGTCATGTGTGTCCTCGTGTTCGGCGTCCTCATCAGGACAACCCACCGTATCGGTGCGCCGTGGTCGTCGACGGGCGGTGAATCCAAGCACCCCCCCGTTTCGGTCGTTACCCCGGCAGCGACATGCTGCCGGGCGGCCATTCTCCCCGCCGCGTCGAAGTCGACGGGGAAACCTTTGAAGCTATTTCGCCTGCAGGTTGGCCACAAACCAACGGAGCCCGGCCTCGGTCAACCACCCCTCGCCGACCTCGGGGTCGCGCAGGCACTCATACAGCACGTAATCAATCTCCCGCTCGATGCGGGCGGCGCACATTTCCGGCGTCCACGCGGTGCCGTCAATCGTTGCCCCTGCCCCGACGAGCCGGGCAGTGTCGACGACGGCGGTGATGCCCGCGAGCAGCTGCCGGCGGCGAACGTCGACGCGACCTCTCGCTGCCTGGGCCACGCTGTGCCGGGCGTGGGCGTCGGCGTCGAGGACCACGACGCAGGCGCCGTTGAGTAGGTCTAGGGCTGCACGTGCGGCGACGCCTTGCGTTGCGACAACCGCAGCGGTGGAGACGGATACAGCCCGACGCAACGCGCGCTGGGCCCCGGGGTTGGTCTTCCAGCTGGTGGCATCCCAGTAGGACGACGCCAGCGTCGGCCAGCCAGCGGCGATTCGGACAAGGCCGTTCGTGCTTTCGATAGCGTAAATCATCGGGCACCTCGCAACACGCCGAACGCCGCAAGGGCCCCGGCAACAGACACACCGACGACGACGGCGACACCGTCGACAGCGACCACCCAACCCGCACGCCCATGGCGCGTTAGGGTAGTCACACGTCCGCCAGATAGTCGGCGATTTGGTCGGCGTAGTCGGCCTCGAAAGCCTCGCGGACGACGCGGTTGTCGCGCACCCAGTCGACGAGCTCGGCCAGCGTCAGGCTTTCGAGGACGGAATCGAGGGCGCTCTCGTCCTCGTCGAGGCCGCGACGGGCAGCGGGGTCGGGAAGCAGGGCGTCGAAGTCGGGCAGGTCCATGTGTGTGTCTCCTCGCCGGGGTCGTGGGTCGGGCAGGTCCATGTGTGTGTCTCCTCGCCGGGGTCGTGGGCCCGGCACGCCAAAACCCCGGGCTTACCGGGGAATGCTGGGCAGGTTGTCGGGGTCAGGTCATGCAGCGAGGGCGTCGGCAATTCCGGCAACAATGACATCGTGAGCGTAGGCGGCGAGGTTGCGGGCACGAGCTTCAGTGCATCCGAGAAAGTAGGCGACCCGGCGGGCGGTGAGCGGAACACCGGCTTCGCGGGCGGCATTGGAGGCGGCGATGTAGCTGTCGACGGCGGTGGAGATGTTTTTGTTGGTCAGCATGTCGTGCTCCTGGTCGGTCGTTGCGGCGGTGTCGTTCGCCGTGAGCCCAGTATGCGCTAGCTGGTGCATACTGTCAAGCATGGTGGTGATATTTTTTTCTGGGGCTTTGCAAAGCCGTTTCACGCGCATTGGGTGCGACACGAGGGGGCCTGATTTGCGACCGCGCGCACAAAAACAAACGCCACCTCGCGAAAGGTGGCGCTTGCCGAACACTTGACCATGACCCAAGACGCCCACGACGGCGCCATCATCCGATGATATGGGGCCCCGACGTCGTCGTCAACGCAGTTCGTCGAGGGCCGCGTTGCGCTGGTCAAGCCCGAGGATGCTCGCAATCTCCTCCTCCGTCATGCCACGCCGGCGCAGGTCGTCGGCGAGAGCTGCATCCTCGGGCGGGAGCGGTGCGCGGTATTTGGCCTCGCCTGCCCCTCGAACGGCCGAGGCGATGGCGCCAGCTGCACGAGCTGGCGCAGCGCTCGCCGGGGCCTCGGTGAGGGCGAAGGTGCCCAGGCGTTTCCCGGCCGCGGCTGCAGCCTCCTTCCCTGTCGCGCGCATTTGCGAACCCCGAGCAGACCCGGCCTTGAAGGCGCCAACGGCGGCGGCGCCACCGACAGGACCGCCAATCGCCTCGCCGCCCTTCGCCACCTCGGCCTCACGCAATCCGACCAGGCGACCACCCGCGGCACGGCCCAGACTCTCGGCGGTCTGGTCCTCGACGAGCCGGGCGACCTGCTCGGCCTTGCGCAGCTCCTGATACAGGTCTTTCGCGCCTTTCGGGCCCGGGCTCCCGCGAAGGCGGGAGACCATCATGCTCACCTCGGCCGGCGGCACACCGACGAGGGCACTCTCGACGGCGTCGTCGGCGGTGTCGCGCAACGAGCGGATGTACTCCTGTTTCGCCAGCACCTGCGCGGGAGAATCCCCCCATTTGCCAGCGACTTTTCCAGCGACGTTCGCCTTTCGCTGCACCTGTTCGAGGGTGTAGACGACGTCGCTCGCGTCGAGTTCGTCGGCCTGGGCGAGCATCGTCTCGACCACGGGGCGATACTCGTCGGAGTCGGCAAGCAACGTGCGGGCCCGCTGGCGGACTCGGTCGGCGAGTTGTTGCGATGACACCGACGCGCCGGCGGCGTCGGCCTGTTCGAGCAGGACCCGTTTCGCCTCGTTGATTGTCTCGCGGGACTTGGTCGCGGCCTCGTTGAGAGCCGTCGTCGTCGACGCTTTCGGGGCCATCCCGTACTCGCGCATAATGCGCGTCGCCTCGGGAACTCCACCTTTCACCGGCGGGGTGCCGCTCACCTTTCCCTCGACGAGGCGGGCAATCTTCAGGCCCTCGATGTTCGCGCCGGTCGCACCCTTCGACGTCGCAAGGCGGGCGATGTCGGCGCCCTTGCCCAGCTCGGTGAGCGGCTTCGACAACGACGACGCCACGGCAGGGGCGGCGCTGCGGGCCATTTGGACGGCGGCGGGAGCAGCGCCGCCGGTGAGCAACCCAAGGGTGCCCATCTTCGTCATCTCGCCGACGATGTCCTGTGGTTCAAGGGTCTTCGCCTCACCTGCGCCGGTGACGACACCTTGCAATGCACCGACTCCCATGCCGGTGAGCACTGCCTTCCCGATGTCGCTCGCTTTGCCTGCAGCACCGGCGGGCAGGAGCAACGACGAGAGGATTTGACCGGCGCCGGTCTTCAACGGTTCAGCGGCGCGGGACTCGTCCAGGCGCTGACGTTCCTCGTCGCGGGCCTGTCGGTAGGCGGCGCGCGTGGATTCGACGAGGCCACCCTCGGCGCCATTGTAGCCGGTGAGGGCGTCGCGAGCCCGTCCGTAGACGTTGCCCAGGGCGCCGGCGATACCGCCCAGCTCGTCGCCGAAGCTCGCGGTGACGCCCTGCTTGGCACCGGTGGCGAAGCTCTGTTGGTAGAACGGGCGGGCGTCGATGCGGCGTTGCAGCTCCTCGTCGAGGCCTTCCTTCCCAGCGTCAGACACGGCGGCGGTGGGCACGGCGGCGGCAATCTTGGCCCGGCGGCGTCGCTCTTCTTCGATTTGAATCAGCTCAAGCTCGTCGTCGGGATTCATTGCTTCCTACCTTTCACTACAGCTTTGTACGCGGCGAGTTCCTCGTCGGTCATCTCGCTGATGGGTTTGGCACCGACGGTGGGCGAAACAGCGGAAGGTTGCCCCGTGTCGCCGAAGATTGAGGCATCGCGGCCGGTGGCGGCGTACGCTTTTGATTTCAGCCGCAGTTTCGCGTCGAGGGTGTCCTTGACGGACTGCAACTTTGCCATGAACTCTTCGTCATCGTCGGACGTGCTGGGGATATTTTCGAGCAGGGACCTGCGCTCCGACTCGCTGACGGTCGCACCAGAGATGCTCTTGATGTATCCGGCGATTTGTTCGCCGGCGAGCGCCTTGAACTTGACCATGCGTGGGTCGGCGACGCCGGCCTTCGATGCGAAAAATGACTTCAAAGCCGCAAGCGGGCCTGTGTCGATTTCAGCGCCATCCGTCCCCCCGCTTTGTTTCATTTGCTCAAGTCGGCCGAGCATGTCCCGTGCGCCTTGCAGTTCGAGCACGCTCTCGACCTCGGCAGGGGTCAAGGCGGGCTTGGTGACTTTGGGCTCTTTCGGTGTCGCCTTACCCATCGGGGCGGCGGCCCTACGTTCAGCAAGTCGGGCCTCGGCCTCACCCTGCCGGGCCTTGGCTGCAGCGGCTGCGGTCGTGTCGACGGCGGTGTCGCGGGCCCCGAGCACTGTTCGCCAGTCGGACGCGGGCAGACCACGAGCAACGGCGACGCGCTCAAGCTCGGCCTGTGAGACACCACCTGGGCGAGAAATCAGGCTCTCGGTGTCCGATGCTGCGCCAGCGATGTTCGTCGTGCGCGCCTCGAGGGCGGCCTTGACGCGGTCGGCCTCGAGTTTCGCGTTCGTCCTTGCCATCTCGGCCGCGGCCTTCGTCGCCTCGGTGGCCGCCTTCGTGGCCTCGACGCCGGTTCTCGCGTTGCGGGCCTTGATGATGTCAGCGTCACGGGCCTTGCGGGCCTCGATGTCGGCGGCAAACTTGCGCTCGGCCATGTCTCGCTGCGCCACGTCCCCGGCGATGCCTGCACCAGTTTGGATGAGGGCGGGCAGCAACGACGCCAGCGCCGTCGACCGGGCAGCGTCACGGCCTGCGCGGATGCGCTCCTGCTCGAGCTGCAGGGGAACGAGGCCGGCGGCGGCGAGGATTTCAGCTGTGCGAGATGCGCGCGACATGGGTCACCCGTTGATGAGTTGGATTTGGTCGTGAGCAGTCCGACGCCAGTAAATGCCCGAGTCTCGCGCGCCGCCGACGGTGAGAGGAGTGACCGACCACCCGGGCAGGTTGATTGTCGAGGTGCATGACAGCTGCAGCTCGGCGCGGCGCTTTTCCATCGACGACAACGGGGGCTCGCCCGTCTTGACCCAGCACATCGACGCGGCCGTGTGGCACAAAAGCTGGTCAAGGGTGGTCGACGAGATGGTCGCTTGCGACCAGATGAATGGGTCCGACGACAGCGCGGGAAACGCCGCGCGGGGGACGTACATGATGCGGCATGGCTGGACCGCGGTGACGTTGGCGAACCCGTCGAACACGCGGCAAGGCGGAACCTGCAGCACGCCATTGCCAACGACGAGGGCCACGTTCGCAATCTTCAGCGGCGTGATGGACGACAACGAGACGACACCGGCCGACGACGAGGAAATGTCGACGGACTGGTAGTAGATATTTGCGCCGCTGTCGACGACGCTCTGCCAGACCTCTTCCTGCGCAACCTGCAACGCCGTCGTGATTTCGGCATCAGAAATCAGCGGGTTGTTGTCCTTGTCGTCGAGGAGGAAGCGAACGCGGGTGAGGGCCTGGGCGAGTGTCATGGTCATCGGGGGCCTCGTTTCGTCCGCGACATTGCAGCGGCGAGCATGTCACGACCATCGACGACACGCGCGAGACTTTTGTCGATTTCTCGGCGGAAGTCGGCGCGGTGGTCTTGCAACGATAGCTCTTGCCGGGCCTCTTGGCTCAACCGGTAGCGCTCGGCCTTGTCGAGCACGTGCCACGCCTCCCACTGGCGTTTGCCATGGAGCCCGTCGAACACGCCAGCGCCGTCGCGCAGGAGCCCGACGACCATCGGCATCCCGCTGGCCTCGTGCTCGATTGAGCACATCGCCACACCGCCACCGTGAGCACGCGAAACGAGCACGCGGCCGAAGGGCGTGTGATGAAGGTCGGGGTCGTCGTTGATTGCGGCGAGGTCCATCACTTCGCCTCGCCGACAACGACGAGCTGCGGGGCCGACTTGGTGACGACGGCCTTGCTGATGGCCTTCACCTTCGCCGCGTTCTTCGCACCGACGCTGCCCAGCTCGCGCACGACCATCTCCGACACGTCGAGAATGCGGTCGTCGATGTCGCTCGGGGTTGCGCGGATGAAGGGGCCGAGGGCGTCGTTCGCACCTTTGACGGCGGCGACGATTTGACGCCGGCGGGCCTCGTCCATATGGGCCGCCCACAATGGAACCACGAGGGGGCCAGCGATAAGGGCCAGCCCGCAAGCGGTGACCAGGGCGGCGAGGATGACGGGGATGAGCGTGAGAATGGCTGCGGGCATTGTGGGCCTTTCAACGGGGACGGTTGCGAGTGTTGGCCTCGTCGAGGCGGTTCACGTCGGCGCGCAGTGCGTCGAGTTTGGCGCCGATGCTGCCCAACTGCGTGAGCACCTGTGACCTCTCGGTGCTGGCGACTTCGAGCACGGTCACTTTCTCGGTGAGCACGATGGTCTTGTCGCGGACGTTGGTGATGGATTGCGCGATGACGAGAGAACCGGCGACGATGATGGCCCCGATGACGGACACGAGCCACATGGGGACGGTGACGCCGTTCGCGACGAGGTGTGTAGCTTGTTGGTTCATTTGTGCCCCAAGTAAGAAACCGAGCCCCGTCTTCGTCAACGGGGCTCGGTTGGTTGCTCAGAGACCAGTGAGGCCGGTCATCACGCCGATCGCGCCACGCTTGGCGCAGTACAGCTGATAGGACCCGGTGAAGTCCGAATCCATTGACAGGGTCGCGCGGTTCGTCACGACGACACCGCCCAGCTCGGTCAGCTCCTCGGGGGCCATCTCGGACCAGACGCCCAGCTTGGCGTGGTCACGGTTGTGGAACACGACGATGGTCTGCGGGCAGTTCGGGTCAATCAACACGGGGCGGCCGGCGAGGTCGAGGCCCGAGCTGCGGACATCGCCGTACTTGTCAGCACGCGCGCCGAGGGGCTGGGGCCGCTGGGCAGTTGGCTGGATGGACATGCCGAAGACGGCGCCCATTGCACCGGCCTGGATGCGGTGAGCCGCGGCGACCTGTGGCGACATCAGTGCATCGGTGAACTGCTCGCCGCTGTACTGCGTGATACGCGCATCGAACTGCAGCGCGGCCTCGTGCGAGTACGCTGCGGCGAGGGCGATGGTTTGACCGACCCAACCAGGCAGCGAGGCGGGAGCGATGCCACCGAACGAGGACGATGCACCGCTGCCGGCGATGTCGTCGAACGAGTTCAGGCGCTTGCCCGCGATGGCGGTGGCCGACCCGCCGAATCCGGGGAAGGTGCCGCGCAGGGCGAGGATGTCGTCGGTGGCGACGGCGGTGGCGCCGAGGGCCACGACGGCACCGGTCGCGGGGTTGATGACGTCATTGATGAACGTCACGGTACCGGCGACGTTGGCCGAGTTGGCACCGACGACGGCGGCAACCTTGGACTGACACCGCACGGTGTAGCTGAAGGTCAGCGACGTATCGACGAAGTTATACGACGCGCCGGGGATGAAGAGGCTCACGTCGAGGAACGAGATGGTCACCGTGGAATCGGCAGCGGTGCCGGACCAGGTGGCGACGGCCTGGGGGACGACGGCGCCAGCGTACAGACCGCGACCGATGTGACGAGCGACGCTCTTCGCCGAGGCGTCGAGTTTGCTGTCGAGCATTTTGGTGAGGTCTTTGTCGGCCAACTTCGCCAACATCGCCTGCTTGCCGAGGCTGACGCGGGTGGTGACCATCGTCGGCACGAAGCGGGCCTTCACCGGGGTGGTGGTCTGGCCGTTCGGGCGGTTGTCGAAGTCCAGCGCGTAGGTGGTCGCGGGCGACTCGCCGACGTCGGCGGTGATGACGAGTTCTTCACCGTCGCATTCGACTTTTTCGAGCACGCCGCTGCCGACAAGCGGGCTCATGTTGTTGATGGTGTTGACGAAACGCTCGGGACCGAACTCGGCGATGATGCCGCTGATGCTGTTGATTGTGACGTTTGCAAGAGCCATTTTGAAACCTCAGTGAGTTGGTGTTCTCGTCGTCAAGACTGACGGCGAGCGTCAAGGAAATCGAGCATTCCCTTGGCATTGTTGGAAAACCGGCCTGTTGCGCCGGGTGCTCCCCCTGGTGCTCGTGCCCCGACGGGGACGTTGGCAGCGGCGGGGGATGATTGACGAGGGGCATAGCCGAGGCCTTCGAGCCGCTTGACCTCCCGCTCATGAATCATGCGCGCGGCCTCGCTTGCGCTCAGGTCATGCCGCGCTTTCATGGCGGCAATGACATCGGCGCGGTTGGCGAGGCGGTGCGTGGATAGTGCGCTCTCGATTTGCGTCGAGAGCCGCGCTTTTATCTGCTCGCGCTCGGCCTCGTACACAAAGTTCTGCTGCATCTCGCGCAACTTCGCCTCGTGTTCGCTGGCCAGCGCGTCGGCGCGCTCTTTGGCTCGCTGTGACAACCTGACATCAGCAAGCTCCTCGTCGCGAGCATCGTACTGCACACCCTCGCGCAGTTGCTGTCGGAGGCGTTCGTTTTCCTCCTGCAGGAGCTGCGCAGCTGTGCTGTACCGCTGGTTCTCGTGAGCGAGACGAGCTGATTCCTCTCGTGCTGATTTCACGTTGTCGGACAGTTTGCCGATGCGGGCCTTGAACGCTGCCATGGGGACAACGTCGGAGGCCTGCTTGCGTTCGTCTGATGCGTCGACGGCCTCGGGGCTGTCGGCTGCATCGTTACCCGGTGACGAATCCGGTGAATCACCCGAGGAAGCAGGCTGGCCGGCGGGTGAGCCCGGGGCCTGGGGGGCTGCAGCGGCTGCAGCTGCACGCTTGGCGGCGATGGACGCCATCATGCGCGACTGGGTGGAAGCCGGGGCCTGGGGGACGACGGTCTCCTGGGTGTCGGTGGGCGAGGCCGACGAGGCGCCCGAATCGACCGCAGATGCGGCGGAGGTGGTGGTCATGTTACATAGGTAGCACTGTAACCGAATCTGTGCAACGATGCCGCATCAGGAGGCCACATGCCGCGAAGATTGACCCCCCAAGATTTGGCATTGACGGCAGCGGAGAAACGTGCAGCGGAGGTGCAGGCCGAAGGCGGCGCCGGCAATCGCGCCATCGGTGGCGGCATCGGGAACGTGCTCGGTGCAGGCCTCGGGGCTCTCGGGTTCCTCGTGCCTGGTGCTGGCGCTATCCTCGGTCCTGCGGCAATGGCTGCGGGCTCGCAGCTTGGCGGCGCTCTCGGTGGCATGGCTGGCGATGCGTTGTCCGAGGATGAGCTGGGCGCGGCCGACGACACCATCGCCGAAGGCGAGATGAGGCGGCAAGAAAAGCTGGCGCGGTACAAGCTGCGGCAGGATGCGCTGAACGCGCTGATGAGCGAGGACTGAAATGGCCGACCTCCCGCTGACGTCGTCAATCCTCGATGATTTCAACAGGCACAAGCGCCAAGGGGAGCGCATCGCGCTGCCATATCGGCAGCTCGGCGAGCTGTGTGAGATGTTCGTCGGCGGGAGACAGTGGGGCGTCTACAGCGGGCAGCGTCGACAGGTGGTCAAAGACGCGTGGTTCGACGACGAGAACGTGCCTCGTTCGCACATCAACATCTGTCAGGGGCTGATGACGACGTTTTCGTCGCTGCTCAACAAAGACCGCCGCAGCGCTCTTGCGACGGCGTCGACGCCCGACGACCCCGAGGACATCTACAATACGGAAATCACCAACCGCGTCATCGACTACGTCGCCCAGGAGCAGAAGACCGCGAGCAAGATTCACCAGGCCGTGCAGTATGCGTTTCAGGATGGAACCGCCGGCGTGAAGGTTTGGCCCGACGAGGTTCGCGGCGAGGTTCGATGGGCCCGTCTGACCATCCACGATTATTGGATTGACCCTGTCGAGGACTGGCATGACGCGAAGTGGGTGATTTTCGAGAATCACTACGGCGAGGACGAAGTCGCGGCGATGTGGGAAGCCGGTGGCGTCGCTGGCCTCCCTCCTGAAGAGCAGGACTACGTCAACGCGGCCGGCGAAACGGTCTGCGGGATTGTCGGCTACGAATACTGGGTTCGCCCGTCGCGGAAGTTCCCCGACGGCGTGTTCGCGGTCATCATCGGAACCGTCGTCGTCGTGCGAAAGGCCTACCCGCTCATCGTCAACACCGAGGACGACCGCAAGGAATCGCTCCTTCCCCTCTCGCTGATGAAGATTCGTTTTCGTCGAGACAGCGCCTACGGAATCACCCCGCTGGCCGACGTCATCAACCTTCAACGACTGCTGAACGAGACACACGCACGCACCATCAAGGTCATGCGACTGGTGACGAACCCGCAGATTGCGATGCCGAAGACGCTCGCGGACTCCATCGACATCACGCGCACCAACACCATCGACTACGACCCGAAGATGGATGACGCGCGGTCGAAGATATTCGCCGTCGAGCTGGGCGCGGTGGGCCTCGACCTGTACAAGCTGCGCGACGACGCGAAGGCCTTCATGTTCGACGTCGTCGGGCTCAACGAGGTGACCTCGGGCGGTGCTGCCCCGACGTTGTCGGGCCGCGCCATCGAGGCGTACTACGAACTCGACGCGCAGAAAAACAGCGACGCACTCAAGTCCCTTGAGGACATGGTGCTCGATGCATGGCGCGTCTGCCTTGCCATCATCCAACTGTACTACCCGGTCCCTCGTGTCGCCGAGATTACGCGCATGGACGCGGCCGATATTTTCACGTTCACCGGCGCGGACGTGCAGGGTAAAAACATCCGTCTCGAATCGGCGAGCGAACTCGAACGTCGCACCGATGTGCGCGTCGGGAAGGCCGTCGAGAATGCCCAGGCGGGCGTCGGCGGCGCCGAGGATGTGGCCGCGGCGCAGAAGACGGCACCGAACGCCGTGGCGAAACAAGCTGCAGACCTCGCGGTCAAGACGTACCTCGCAGCGGGTGACGTCGACATCAACGTCAACGACTACAGCATTCCCGCGCTGCGTGAGAGCATTGCGCGGGCGAAGTCGCGGGCCATCGCGCAGGGCAAGAAGGCGGATTTCGTCGACCTGGTGCTGCTCGAAAACATCATCACCGACCAAATCGAGCAGGCCGACGCCGACACCGGGGAAGCAGCCCCAACGCCGACCGACCAACCACCCACACCGCCCGAACCCCGGGCTTGAGGCTCAAAGATGGCAACCTCCCTTGTCGACCGTGCTAGTTTTGGCGTCCCTCTTGAAGGCGGCGGGACCGTTGATGGGAGCGCCGTTCTCTCGACGACGCCCGTCAAGGTCACCCTCCCCGATGTCTCGCTGAACGGCGGGCTCAACGGGTTTTTGAAGGTCAAAATCGTCAACCCAAACGGGGCGAACATCCTGGCGTGGAAGACCGTGGGCCGCGGGGATTCTGCTCCCACGTTCGACGCCACCTTCGCCGCCGGCAAGGGCTCCCACATCCTGCCTGGACAGGTGGAGTACCTGACGCTGCCCAACGGCGTCGACCTCTACCTCGTCGCCAACGCTGCCGCGTCGAGCTGGTCCGCCACGTCGTTCCTGTTCCGCTGAGAGGAAGTCACATGCGCCTTAGATTCGCCCTCGTTGCCCTGCTGCTCGCTGGCCCGGTCCTCGCCTGGGGTGGCGGGGGTCGTGGTTGGCCATCGTGGACGGGCTGGGGAACCCCGACAGTGAAGGGCTCCCGCGTGGCCATCGACGCCCAGCCATTCGCCCGCACCGTCACCTGTACCGGCACCAGGAC